GGAGAATCCTTAGAAGCAGTAAACGGACAAGCACCCTATCATGGTGGATCCGCTGCATATAGTATTACATTGAAACTGAGAGATGCAATAGAAGGTGCAGCATATATAGCTAGAAATCATTTCATGGAAAGAGCTTTTTGTATAGCTCCTACCGCAAGCTGCTCTTATCGTAGCAAGGATGGCGATGGGTACACCGCTACTCCAGAAATAGCACCTCCAATAGCTCGCACTGTAGACAGAGACAGTGGAACCTTTGGAGTACAAACATATAACTATGGCGATGTTGAGATCGCCTCAGAGGTAGGTTGGGACGCATATAAGCGTGTCGCTGACCAACTAATAATAATGCTCAACAATACGGGACTTCTTCACGGCTACAGCTTTAACTCATGGAGTGATGTTGTAGAATACAATAAAGATTTTGTAGAAGAGTGGTTAATTTCACCCCAGACCTCCCTTTACTACAGCCTTCAGGTTATGGGCGACGTACAGGACAAGAGCGATGCGTATGCAGCATTAGATAAAGCCGAAGTCGATGATTACCTGCAGGACATACTCGGTAATGCCGAGCCGTTAACCTGCGATTGTCAAGAATGAGAAAACATCCCTATCAAAAATTATTAGAAAGAAAAAGAACCTGGACACCAGTTAAACCCACCAAAGGAGTATTCAAAGAAGGTGCAGAAGAAGCCATCAAACGTTCTCTCGCAATACGTCATATGGAGTTGCCAGTTGGAGAATTTATTCGTGAAGGACTTGAAAAAGAAGTACCACCACTTGCTAGGCAACTCCTTGAATCAAACGTACAAGACGAGATTAAACACGATCTTGCCTTGGGCTATATAACAGATGCTTATGGCATTAAAGAAGATGCAAAAGAAGAATTGGAGGCTAAGAGATTAAGAGATGCTTGGATTGCACACCCTGACCATACCCTTACTAAAGCACTTGTCGCGGAGCGAGCTATATTCTTTGTTCTATTACCTTTCTTTAGGTTTAATGGCTGTGCTGCTTTACGCACAGTATCAGCAGATATCAGCCGAGACGAGCAAATCCATGTCGGCAGTAATTCACTTGTATGTGCAGAGTTGGGGCTTTCTGCTTCTCCTAGCTTGGACCGTCTTAGGAAGGCAAGTATTCATTGGATATTAGAGCCCCTAGGTATAAATACCCAGGACAAATATTTGGACAAAAAATTCTGGCTCGATGCTAGTGATCGCTTAATGTATGAAGGCAAAGCACCAGAGTTTTCTGACACCAAGGCAGCAAGAATGCCAGCATTTTTTGAACATGACAACACAAATCTACCCCAATACGCTTAACATCTATTCAGAGAAGCTAGAGAAATTAGTTGAGGATCTCGAATTAAAATTCCCCAACGAACCCATTCACCCAAAAGAACAAATAGAATCTATTATGTACCGTGCTGGACAAGCTAGCGTGGTTGCATATGTTAAACAAATACTAGAGGAAAACTAATGTGTATTTTTGGAGGTCCGGGTCCATCGGAACCAATGGCAACTTTTGCCCCACCAGAGGCTAGGACAGTTCAAACTAACAACCCCTTACCTAAGAGAAAAGACATCGAAGATGTAGGTGAAGTGAAAGACATTGCTTATGGTGGAGAGCAGACAAAGAGTAACCCAGCTGCTGGTAAAAAGAAAGGAGCAGCTCAGTTAAAGATAGCTCTTAATCAAGGACAACAAGGAGCAAGTACTGGCGGGCTTAATGTATAATGTATAAGGCAAGTCAACGATACTCACAGTTAGCTGCAGGACGATCACAGTTCTTAGACACAGCTATAGAGTGTTCTGAACTTACCTTACCATACCTAGTACAACATGATAACAGTCAGAAGAGTGGAAAGGTTCACCTAAGACAGCCTTGGCAATCCGTTGGAGCTAAGGCTGTAGTGACACTAGCAGCTAAGTTAATGCTTGCAATGCTACCACCTCAGACAAGCTTCTTCAAACTACAAGTCAGGGATGACAAGTTAGGAGAAGAGTTAGATCCACAGATGAGAAGTGAGTTAGACCTTTCTTTCTCTAAGATAGAGAGGATGATACTAGACTACATCGCTGCTTCAAGTGATAGAGTTGTAGTACACCAAGCATTGAAACATCTTATTGTTTCAGGTAATGCTCTTATCTTTATGGGTAAGGATGGTCTTAAGAACTTCCCACTAAATAGATATGTTGTAAACCGAGATGGTAATGGTAACGTATTAGAAATAATAACAAAAGAATTAATCAGTCGTAAGATATTAGGACTGGAAAAAGCTAGCCCTATATCACAACCTAATGAGGTTAATAGTGATGGGACAGATGAGGATGACGTAGAAGTATACACATGCGTCAAGTTGGATGATAAATCTGGTCGTTGGATATGGCATCAAGAAGCAGACGATTTGATTCTGCCTGATAGCCGCAGTACAGCACCGAAGAATACTAGTCCGTGGCTCCCTCTAAGATTTAACACTGTAGATGGAGAAGATTATGGACGTGGTAGGGTAGAAGAATTTATAGGAGATCTTAGAAGTTTGAATGGATTATCGCAAGCCCTCGTAGAGGGGTCTAGCGTAGCCTCCAAGGTCATCTTCCTAGTTTCCCCTAGTGCAACTACCAAACCACACACACTAAGTCAAGCAGGTAACGGAGCTATCATACAGGGAAGGCCAGAAGATGTTGGAGTAGTACAAGTAGGTAAGACTGCTGACTTCCGAACAGCTCAGGAAATGGCTCAACAAATAGGTCAAAGAATAGCTGATGCTTTCTTAGTATTAAACGTTAGAGATTCAGAAAGAACAACAGCAGAAGAAGTACGGATGACACAATTGGAATTAGAGAAACAATTAGGTGGGCTATTCAGTTTACTTACAGTTGAATTTCTAGTACCATATTTAAACCGAACGTTGTTAGTACTCCAGCGATCAAATCAAATACCAAAACTACCTAAAGATTTGGTAAGACCTAAGATTGTAGCTGGTGTAAATGCATTAGGTAGAGGTCAAGACAGAGAAAGTCTTACTCAATTTATGCAGACAATAGCAGCTGTACTTGGGCCACAAGCCATACCTCAATACATAGATGCTAGTGAAGCTATTAAACGATTAGCAGCAGCACAAGGTATTGATGTATTAAATCTTGTTAAATCTGCAGAGACTATGCAGCAGGAACAACAGCAACAACAGCAACAGATGGCAAGCCAAGAGCTTACTAAACAAGCTGGTCAGTTCGCTAACTCTCCTGTTATGGACCCAACTAAAAACCCTAGAGCATTAGAACAAGCAGGTAATATTGCTTCACAAATCACACCACCTGAATAAACATGGCAGAAACATTAACAATTGATCCTACTCCACCAGCAGAAATAGTTGGTGAAAGTGAAGGGGTACAATTAACCGCTGAAGAACAGGATTCTTTAAATGTCGGTGAGAAATTACAACAAGAAGAAGGTAAACTACTGGCTGGTAAATATAAGAATGCCGAAGAATTAGAAAGAGCTTATGGAGAACTTCAAAGAAAACTTGGAGAGAAAGATAATCAAGATAGCGAGACAGTTGACGAAGCTGAGGTTTCAGAAACCGATGAAGTACCAGAAGAAAAGAAGGAAGCTACAGACTTTACTGAAGGAGCACAAACAATAATGTCAGCTTCAGATGAATACTATCAAAACGATGGTAAGTTATCTGAAGAGACATTAAATAAGTTCTCATCTATGAGCAGTAAGGATTTAGTCCAAGCTTATATGGAGGTACAGAAATCAGGTGCAATGGAACAGCAGCAGGTAGATGATGCAGACTTATCTGATCAAGCAATAAATGAAGTTAAAAACTATGCTGGTGGGGAAGACTCTTATACTAACCTAGTTAACTGGGCTGGTCAAAATTTAGATCAACAATCAATAGAAGCATTTGATAGTATCGTTGGTACAGGGAGTGTTGAAGCTATTAAGATAGCTGTCTCTGGACTGAAAGCACAGTATGAAAATGCAAATGGATATGAAGGTAAAATGTACTCAGGTAAACCACCTC